TAAATTTAAGCCTAAGCTGGTAGACACTAAAGGCACTGAACTACCATCTAGCGTCCAAGTTCTGAACGGAGACATCGTCCGTGCAGTCGTTGTACCTAGCTACGGTGAGTTTGGGCAGAACCAGTTTGTCACACTATATCTGAATCAAGTGTGTCTGGTGGATAAGCGCGTTGAGGCACCTACCAATGCAAACTTCTATGATGAAGAAGGTGGGTTTGAAGTCAGCACGGCAGATATTGATGCGTCTAAAGTTCCGGAAGTGGAACACCTCGAAGAAGTCGATGCCGATTTCTAGCTGGTCAACCATTATTCCGGTCACCCCGGTACCTGCGGCAAGACCAAGGGTACCGAGGTACGGAAAGCCGTATTATATTGGCAGGTATGCCAAGTTTAGGGAAGCGATGACACAATGGGTAACCGAACAGCCCCCTGTTAACATCAGCGAGAACCCACTGGCAGTGTATGTTGAGTTTGCAGTCAACAAACCAAAGAATCCGGCAAACAGCTACCCAACTGGGGATATTGATAACTACGTAAAGGCAGTACTTGATAGTCTTCAAAGTAGAATGTTCTTAAAAGACGACAAGCAGGTAGAGTATTTAGAAGCCACAAAACGATACGTTGATAATGAAATTCCCCACATCAAAATAACCTTTAAGGAGACTAAATAACATGGCGACTGCCAAGCCGTCAGCGATGGAAATACCGTACATCGGTAAAAGCGGACGCCCGTATCACCGTCTACCTGCTGCGCAACAGCGGTGGTATACCAAGGGTAAGATGTCTGAAGAGGATGCCGCTGAACTGTCGATGTTTTTTGAAACTGTAGAAGAACGAGTGAGATATTATCAGAGTGAACGTGTAGCAATCCGAGGAAAGTCAGTAAAACTACTCCAGTTTAGCGAAAGCACACCGCTGGAAGAACGCCAGCGTAAATTGGATGAAGTTGATGGGCTACGTAAGACTTACCAAGAATGCCTAGATAATATTATTGAACTAAAAAGTATGGTCATTGAATTTACACCCAACGAACCATTAACACTACCGCCGATTGAATAAGGAGAGAAAGTAATGCGTCGCATTGACGAGATTATTATCCATTGTTCAGCAACACGTCCATCAATGGACATTGGTGTTGAAGAGATAACCCAGTGGCACACAGCACGCGGGTTTAGTTCATGCGGGTATCATTTTGTTATCCGTCGCAGTGGGGATGTTGAAACCGGACGTGCTATAGAGTACCGAGGGGCGCACGCCCGTGGTCGCAATGCTAACTCTATTGGCATTGCGCTTGTTGGCGGTATTGGTGAAGAAAACTTTACGCCTGATGCTAACTACACCGAAGACCAATGGGAAGCCCTTGAAGACCTAGTGCTACAGCTAATGGAAAAGTATGATGTTGAACATGAGTCGGTCATAGGTCATAACTCTATTTCAAGTAAAGCGTGCCCTTGTTTTAATGTTAAGAAGTGGGTATCGACTATTGTAAGTAAGAAAGTAGCACCATGCCGAGGCCACGCAAACACCTGTCCACATTGCGGTAAGGAACTTGATGAGTAAGTTCAAAGAAACAAAACTACCCTGTGAAGACTGTGGGTCAAGCGATGCCCGTGCTGTATACCACAGCGGTGTGTCCATATGTTTTAGCTGCGGCCAACGCCAAGCCCCACAAGCTGAAAAAGCAGACCAAGGGAAGCGTCCGTTTGAACGAGGACGGACAGTCCCACTACAGAAAAGAGGCATACACGAGGAGACCTGTCGTCGCTATGGCTATGAACTTAGCGAGGACAATGAATATCAGATAGCCCCGTACTACGATACGACGGGGCGTTTGATTGCGCAAAAGTTACGAACAAAGGATAAGGAGTTTTCTATCACAGGCAGCGCCAGTAAAATGGGGCTGTTTGGTTCTCAATTAGCACGGCGCGGCGGTAAAATGATAGTGCTGTGCGAGGGTGAAATTGATGCAATGTCTATCTCCCAGTCCCTTGGTAATACTTGGCCCGTATTAAGCTTACCCAATGGGTCACAAAACCTAGCACCTGTAAAAGATGCACTAGAATTCTTAGAGTCCTATGACAAGGTGGTTTTGTGTTTTGATAATGATGAACCGGGACACACGGCAACCGAAGCTGTGTTGTCCCTGTTATCACCGGGTAAAGCCTATGTCACTGACTTAGGAGAACATAAAGACGCCAATGAGTTACTTAGACAAGACCCGCAAACGTTACGCAACGCTATCTGGGACGCTAGGGAGTATAGACCGGATGGTGTTGTCAACTTATCAGAAATTAAAGAGAGAGTGTCAGCGCCTATCACAATGGGCATCCCGTATCCTTGGGAAGGGTTAAACAAATACTTGTTTGGCTACCGCCCCCAAGAACTTATTACATGGACTGCTGGCACCGGTGTTGGTAAAACAGCGGTAGTGTCCGAACTTGTGTACGACATGGTGGTAAACCAGGGTAAGAAGGTTGGCCTAATTTATCTTGAAGAAGGAGTCGTACGGACCGGACGTAGGCTGATGGGTATTCACCTTAACCGCCCAATACATTTACCCGAACACGAGGTAACCCCAGAGGAGTTTGACAATGCTTGGGAAGCAACTCTTGGAACTGGACTCGTTACCGCCTGGGACCACTTCGGGAGTGTGGATGTTGACCTGCTGGCTAATCGGGTCAGATGGATGCGTAACGGGTTTGACGTGGATGTGGTGGTGCTTGACCACATATCCTTGGTTGTGTCCGGTGCTGACATCGACGCTGATGAACGTCGCCTACTGGACAGGTCAATGACTTTACTAAGGTCTCTGACGCAAGAAACAGGACTAACCATCCACAACGTGTCACATCTGAAGCGTGGAACAGGTAAAGCACATGAGGAGGGAGGCACCGTTAGCTTACAGCACCTAAGAGGGACACAAGCTATCGGGCAGTTATCTGATGCTGTCATTGGTTTAGAACGAAACCAGCAAGCAGATAACCTAGAAGACAAACACCTAACCACAGTTCGCGTGCTGAAGAATCGTTATGCTGGTATGACTGGGGTAGCTGCCCAGTTACGCTTTGACCCGCTAACACATCGGTTACATCCGGTAGGTAGTGAAGCAGAACAGAATTTTAATTCTCAATTCGGAGATTTCTAATATGTCTACATCTTGGTGCCAGAAAGGTATGGTACGGCAAGTCCTTGAGACTAATGGTTCAATTAGCAAACTAGAAGCACAGCACATGAACATAGGAAACATCTGTGATGTGATTATGAAACTTAGACGTTCCGGAGTAGCCATTGAGACACAGTCACGTAAAGATGTACTAGGTCGGAAGTACACCCGCTGGGTAAAGGTTAGCTAATGATTGAAAGCAACATACGTGACCCTAAACTACGTGAACTTATGTGGAACTGGAAGCCTGTATCAGACCTAATGCCTGGAAAAATGGGTGTGTCTGATATTGACGGAGTGTGCGAACGCAACGGACACTTCATGTTTATGGAGGCCAAGCGTGAAAATGAAGGTATGTCATTAGGCCAAGAGATTATGCTGAAGAAATTATCCGGCCTTGACCCGGACAAAGTTCGCGTTCTAGTTGTGTACGGAAACAAACACACGGGTGAAATACAGGGGTACTGTCGTGTAACTCCTGCCGGGATAGGGGAGATGAAAAGTGCTAGAAGTTTCAAAATTGCTTTCAGAAAATGGTTTAACAAAGCGAACGCTAGTGTTCGACCTAGAGTCAGACGGTCTACTTTCTGACTTAACGACTATTCATCAACTGGTAATTGCCGAGGAAATTAATGGACGGTGGGAGTATCAGTCATATAATCATGGGACTTTGGCTGATGGGTATGTACGTCTTGCTAACGCTGATGTGCTGGTTGGGCATAACCTCATTACATATGACATCCCCGCGTTACGGCAAGTTGGTGCTGTTTACCTCGACGTGCATCGTGTCATGGATACTCTTGTCCTTAGTCGTTTGGGTAATCCAGAACGTGGCGGGGGTCATTCTTTAGCTGCATGGGGTGAACACTTTGGAATACCTAAGCCAGTCCATGAGGATTGGTCACAGTGGTCACCCGAGATGGAACACAGGTGCATAGAGGACGTAAAGATTAACGTCCAAGTGTGGGAAACCTTGAAGCCCATGATAAACCTGATGCCTGAAGCGGTGGATATTGAACACAAGGTAGCAATCAGTATATATGATATGTGTAAGACCGGAGTGCACTTTGATGTAAAGGAGGCACACCGCTTACTAAATGAGTTGTTAACTGATGCTGAGTATCAGAGGTCTGAGGTCGATAGACTTATGCCATGGGTCTATAAGCCAACTGGGAAACCCAAAGTATTTAAAGCTAAACCTAACAGGAAACATTGGGCACATGGACTTATAGACCCCGGTGTTTCATTTCAGCCGTTGACTCACGTTAAGTTAAGCGTTGGGTCTAGGCAGGATGTTATTAGGTACTTAACTGATAAGTACAATTGGGAACCTTCAGCCTTTACTAAGACGGGGTTACCTCAAGTTAATGATGAGGTTCTGAGAGACCTACCATGGCCTGAAGCCCAGCAACTTGCGGACTATTTTAAGACCATAAAAATCTTAAGTTACCTAAACGGTGAACCTAACAAAAATGGTAGCGGAGGTGGTTGGTTGCACCACGTAACTAATAAAGGAACATTACATGCTAATTTCATACCCCTTACCGCTGTCACTGGACGACCAAGTTGCGTTGCACCAAATTTGCAGCAAGTACCTTCGGAACCTAGGGTACGGAAACTATTCGGTCCGAGGCTGGGGTGGAAGATGGTCGGCGTCGATGCAGATGGACAAGAACTCCGTTGTCTTGGGCATTACCTTTCGAGATTCGATGGTGGCGACTATGGAAAAGAAGTCACAGACGGAGACATCCACACCCGAGTCCAACACCTCATTGGATTCAACTCCAGAGGAATAACCAAGAACGTGGAGTATGGTCTGATATATGGTGCGGGGAACCCTAAACTTGGGTTCATTGCAATGCAGGATGCTATTTCTGCGGGTAAAACTTTAAGTGAACCGTTGCCTAAAGTAGGTGCCCGAATACGTAAGAGTTTGATGAAGGGAATTCCAGCCTTAAAGACTTTAATTGACCAAGTGCAGGCCAAAGCAAAGCAGAACGGTAAACTTAAAGGTATGGACGGTCGGACCCTATGGGTACGGTCTGCCCACTCTGCATTAAATCTAGTCTTACAATCTAGTGGTATTATCCATATGAAAAAAGCTATATCTATGATGGACGATACGCTGGCAGAAGCTGGGTTAATACGCAACACACATTACAACCTCATCCTGTGGGTGCACGATGAATTGCAATTTGAAGTTATGCCGGAACATGCTGATAAGCTTGGGGCTATTGCGTCAAAGGTAATTGAAGACGCAGCCATTTCGTTGGGCTTCCGCGTGCCTATGACAGGTTCATACGGAGTCGGGGATAACTGGAGTGAAACACATTGATGCAAGCAATATTAGATGCTGACGTTATTACGTTTATGGCTGCATCAATCGAACCTAAAGAGATTGAGGGTGTCTGGGATGAAGACGACACAAAAACTGTACTCGAAGCTAAGTGCGACGCAGCAACAAACATTGCACAGTATTGGGTGGAGGTAGCCGAATGTACTACCGCCAAACTAGCATTCAGTTGTCCTAGCCTAGATAACTTTAGGCGACGTGTGCATCCCATGTACAAACACAACCGCAAAACAGAAAAGCCCGAACACTATTATGAGATAGAAGCTTATTTAAAAGATAAATTTCCTAATGAAACGGGAGTTTACGTTGAAGGGGATGACATCCTTGGTATGCATATGTCTAAGAGTGATGACTGGGTCGCTGTTAGTACAGATAAAGACATCCGCACGGTTCCTGGTAAATTTATTAGGATACGACATAATGGTACAATTGACCGATATGACAGTACTGAGGCTGAAGCTAACCACTTTTGGATGTGGCAAACTTTAACGGGGGATACTGTAGACGGGTACAAGGGGTGTCCGGGGTGTGGAGTCAAAGGCGCTGATGCTTGTCTTCCAAGGTCCGGCGCGCGTATTGACCAACTGTGGCACGCCGTGCTTCAACGTTATCAAGAAGCATGGACCAAACCAACGTACCGAAAAAAGTTTATTACTGGACACTATGTTGATGAAGCGCTAATGAATGCCCGAGTTGCTAGGATTTTACGTCACGTAGATGAATGTAAGGGCGGGCCTCTAGCTGATGAACCTATTTTGTGGAAACCTTGAATGAATAGTGTTACAAAAAAGATGAAGAACCAAATGATAGGTGGCAATCACTACCTTAACACAACAATACAACCATGGGATGTTGTACGTTCATGGACACACCCTAATGCTTCTGGGTTTGAAAACTATTTGTATGGTAACGTACTAAAGTACCTTCAACGATACAGAAGAAAAGGACACCCGAAGCAAGACCTTGAAAAAGCAAAACACTATCTCATGGCTTTAATAGAGGAACTCAGCAATGAACATTGTTGAATTACCGACCAAAGAAACAATTAATATAGTGCGAGTAGTGTGGAAAGATAATAGTAGTAGTGAGTTTACAGCGGAAGGAATAGAAGTAAACGACGTTGTAATGTGGCTTTCAGAACCTGATGGTACACTTCACGTTATCCCAACAAATAATTTTCATTGCCTTACTATAAAAGAAAAGGAGGTAGACCGTGGGGCCAAGCACTGAGATTGGAGAGTGGATACACTCATGGAAATACCGACAAAAAGGTGAAGCCTTTCGAGAGTTTGCCAATCGAGTAGCTGGGGCACTGACTGATAATCCGGAACACTTTAAAAAGTTTCGGTCTATCTTAAATGAACAACGATTTCTTCCGGGAGGGCGTATTCAATCCGCCGTAGGGAGTGCCCGAGAAGTCACACCATACAATTGTTTTGTCATCGACACTATCCATGATGACACCAATAGTATACTAGGGGCACACAGTGACGCATTCCACACAATGCGACTGGGCGGTGGAGTGGGTTATGACTTCTCCAACATACGACCCAATGGTGACCGCATTAAGTCCTTGGACTCTATCGCATCCGGACCTGTATCGTTCATGGGAATGTTCGACGCTGCGTGTAAAACCATTTCATCTGCGGGACATCGACGCGGGGCGCAAATGGGCGTACTACGAGTTGACCACCCCGACATACAAGAGTTTATACATGCCAAACAAAACTCCGACAAACTTACCGCGTTCAACATTTCCGTTGCAGTCACTGATGACTTCATGCGTGCGGTACGTGATGGAGGTAGTTTCACTTTACACCATGACGGTGAAAAGCGTGGTAGACTCGTTGCGCGAGACCTTTGGGAACAGATTATGCGCAGCACATGGGACTGGGCAGAACCTGGAGTCATCTTCATTGATAGAATTAATGACTTCAACAACCTCAAGTACTGCGAAAGTATTGCGGCCACCAATCCATGCGGGGAACAGCCGTTACCACCCAACGGTGCATGTTTACTCGGTTCGTTCAATCTTGTAAAATACGTACAAAAACTAGATGTTGGTTACGAGTTTAATTACGTTAAATTCAGTAATGATATTATGCCCGTCGTGCGGGCTATGGATAACGTCATTGATTACGCTACGTACCCTTTAGATGCACAAGAAGTTGAAGCTATTGCCAAAAGACGTATGGGAATTGGTGTTACTGGACTAGCCAATGCAGGGGAAACCCTAGGTTTTCCATACGGTTCACCACGGTTTATTGAGTTTACAAAAAATGTTATGGAGTGCTTGCGGAATAACACATACGCATCGTCAGCACTCCTCGCTAAGGAAAAGGGTGTTTTTCCTTTGTATGAAGAAGATGAATACCTACACAAAGGAACGTTTGCGTCAACGCTACCAGATTGGGTAAAGGAACTAATTAAAACTTATGGTATTCGTAATTCTCATTTGACTAGCATTGCACCTACTGGAACAATTAGTATTGCAGCAGACAACGTGTCATCTGGGATTGAACCAGTGTTTAGCTTAAGGTATGACCGTACTATCCAAACAGAGACTGGACAACGTGTAGTGCCTGTCGTGGACTATGGTAAGCGTGTGTTTGGTGTAGATGGCAAAACTGCTACTGAGTGCACAGCCGATGACCACTTAGCAGTCCTGTTGGAAGCACAAAAATACGTAGATTCTGCGGTTAGTAAAACATGCAACGTGTCACCAGACATGGAATGGGAAGACTTTAAGGCCATATACATGAAAGCGTGGGAAGGTGGGGCTAAAGGATGCACCACTTTTAATCCCGGAGGTAAGCGTTTTGGTATCTTAGTTGCACCCACTGACCCAAAAGATGAAGAACCATTGGCATGCTATGTTGACCCTGAAACTGGGGAACGTAGCTGCGAATAGTTTACTACAGGGGACTTCGGTCCCCTTTTTTTGTTCCCCAATATACCATACAGAACCAAGAACTAAGAACACACACTATGAAAAACATACCACAGTACTCTAATGACCTTATTGAAATGCTAGATGAACAAGTAAAACACCCTGAGTTACCGTACAACATGAAAGGGTGGGCGGGGCTTAACGAAGGTGAACTTCGTAGAGGTGCATTTATCGCGGGTCAGCGTGCTTTAGTTAATGATTTAGTCCAAGCGCTAAGGGAAGACAATGGAATTGATACACATGACGGAGGACAGTCCCCAATGGACTCAACTGGACAAAAACGTGAGTCAATGGCACCCGTACACTTGGCCTCTAGTGATTTTGAAGAAATCCACAGTCCTATTCTCCGTCGAGAAGACATCTCCGACTAGTCCTAATATCCCTGTAGCATACGTGTGGTTCACTCCACTTTGTGAAGAACCCAAGATTGCGTGGGCTTTACACGCATGTTCTGACCCTAAGTATCAAGGCAGGTGGCTAACATTGCCTATTTTAGTTAATCTACTAGGGTACGCTTACATAGATTTGCAGGCTGATTTATTGCTTGCTACTCATAAGAACCCAGAATACCGAGACATTCTTAAACGTATTGGATTTGAATGTACCGGGGGTTTCTCAAACATACTGAATATGGAGGTACCCAATGGGGTTCTTGACAAGTTTATTCGGAGGTGGGGAAGAAGACACACCAATGCCTGAAGCACCCAAAGTTGAAGAAGCCCGCAGGGACATTGACCCCAACATGTCCGAGGGCCTTGCGGAGGCGCGACGGACTAGGCAGCAGATTCAAGCCCGAACTGGGCGTAGTGACTTAGTCACGTCTAGGCGCACCGGTATTAATATCGTGGGTGATGATGAGGAGATAGCATAATGGGGTTCGTTGGAAAAATTATGGGCGGTAAAAAAGAACCGGCTGCACCAACTGTATCCCCAACGCCCGACACATCAGTTCGGCAAGAAGAACCCGGAGGTCTAGCCCCCGGAGAAAATACACGCCGACTCCAAG